TGTGAAGGAGGCAATGTTAAAGCATCGTGCCGCTTTAGGGTCGCCTTCCAAGGCGACTGCTGAAAGTTTGTTGGAGTTTGAGCCCTATTTCGCCCGGTTCTTTAGAAAGTTTCGACCTTCTAAGGCCAGGTTATTTGAGGCTTCGACTTCTGCCAGCTTTGAGAGTAAGCGATCTGCCGGTGGTGCGAGGGCTTATATCAGAGAACATCTCGGAGCGGACGACTCTCTACTTCACATGGTTGAAACTCAACCCGGTAAGGTAGAAGAAGTTCGCGGTCTGGCTATGCCAGACTTCTTCGAAGTGCTCTCGGATGCTAAGTCCTCGCCTACAGACGTCATGGTAAGCGCAGTTCTCGAGCCCTTAAAGGTTCGACTTATAACGAAGGGTAACTCCCTCCGTTACTGGGTGTCCAGGTTCTACCAGAAAGAGCTCTGGGGTTACTTGCAAAAGTTCCCTCAGTTCTCTCTCACTGGTCGACCTCTTCACACGAACGACTTCCGTGACCTCCGTACACGGGAGGATGCGCTCTCTCTCAAGTTTGAGAAATGGGTCAGTGGTGATTACTCAGCCGCTACTGACAACCTTGATATCGCTTTCACGCGTCAGGCTTTTGAAGAAAGTCTCAAGAAGGCCTCTCATTACTCATCTGACACCCTGGATGTGCTTCGTTCTGTTCTTTACGAGCAGACGATTCACTACCCGGATGCCATGAATGATGATGGGTCTCTTGATCCTCTCTCTCAGAAAACTGGACAGTTGATGGGCTCGACGTTGTCGTTCCCAATCCTCTGTGCTGTGAACTTGGTCTGTTATTGGAAGTCTCTTGAAGAGTACCTTGGTCACTCCGTTAAGCTCGAACAGTTACCTGTTCTTGTAAACGGTGATGACATACTCTTCAGATCCGATGACAGATTCTACGATATCTGGTTACGTAACATTTCTCATGTTGGCTTCACTCTTTCACTTGGGAAGAATTATGTTCACCCCCAGATTCTCTCGATCAACAGTCAAATATTCCGCTATAAAGGTCCAGATGGCTATGTGCCCCTGGGATACTTTAATACGGGATTACTGACCGGTCAGTCGAAAGTTACTGGTCGTGAACAAGCTCGTATGGCGCCTGTCTGGGCGTTACACAATGAAGTGGTGGCGGGGGCTGTAAATCCCTCGCGTGCTCATCGACGGTTCGTTCATTATCACCGAACGGCCATCGAGAAGTACACTCAGCTAGGTCCAAAGACCACATTTAACCTCTTCCTGCCCTTTCAACGGGGCGGGTTGGGGTTCGATATGGTTCCTGGACTAAAGCCAAACATCACCTCATTCCAAAGACGATTTTCTTCCTATTTGATGAGTGAGATAAACTCTCAGCTGGACGCGGGAAAGGATCCCTCTGCAACGCAACTTGGCTTGATAACCAAGAAGCCTGCAACAGGTATCCTCTCGCTCCACCACGTCCCTACCTTGCGTCTTGATCCAATAGTCGGACCTCTTGAAAGTTCTGTTGTTGATTATACCCCGAGAGTGTACACTCCCCCTGCTTTGTCCCAAGCTATGGACCCTGAGCGACCCGAACTCACTGTGAAACTTCCTAAGAAGTCCACAATGGATAAGTTTCGCAAAGGTTCTTTTGCTAGGATGAGCACGAAGGAGATATACTCTTGGCCATATCGACTCACTGAAGTTCTTCAGGATCTATCTACAGTCTTGGAATTGGATGAGGGAGTTGAACCCCTCGTCCGTTCCCCTACTGTGGAATTTGATCTCGATAAACTCCTTTTGGAGTCTGGTGCTACGCTCGCACCATAAATATTAGCGTGGGGTTCTATGCCTCATCACCCAAAACGGTGGTAATGGTTCGGTCTGATGATGTTTAAGGTTCACACCTACAAACATCGAAAAACGCGGCGACTTCTTAAAGCCTAGGGGGATGTGAACCCTCCTTAGCCATAGTCTGCTGCCACATTGTCAGATCGATCTCAAAGCCTCAATAGTTCCGTGCTAAGTCGGGATGTACTCCTAATAGTCTTTAAGTAGACAAATGTACATTTCGTAAATGCCGACAGACTACACGGGTGAGTCAATGATTCCATCCATTTATACCGGATGAGATGAGCGATAGCATAGGATGTATAGTCGCAGTCCGTCATGAACTGGGATCCCATACAATCATGAACAACAACAAGAACAAGAAAGCACCCAAGATGGGGAAGAAGAAGAATGGAGGAGCACGTATTACGGCTCCCGTGGCCCAGACCCGCGTCATGCGGACTGGGGTTCCCAAGGTATCCGGCTCGGCCTATACCTCCGATGGACGCGTCCGCGTCCAACATCGGGAGTACCTGGCTGATGTCAATGGTTCGGTGAACTTTGCGGTTACGAGTTATTCAGTTAACCCGGGCCTTTCGTCCACCTTCCCATGGCTAGCACCTATCGCTAACCAGTTTGAATCGTACCTGTTGCGCAATCTCTCTATTGAGTTTGGAACTCAGAAGAGCACTGCGACTTCGGGCACGGTCTTACTGGCTATCGACTACGACGCTAGCGACGCTGTACCTGCCAACAAACAGCAACTCATGAGCTATCATGATGCTGTTCGTTCTTCTGTTTGGAACGAGTGCTGCTTCTCAGCAGACACTCGTGACCTACAGAAGTTTGGCGTTCAACGTTACATCCGTTCCGGAGCTCTCGCTGCCAACCAAGACATTAAGACCTTCGATGTCGGGAATATCCTCATAGCCACACAAGGCTGTGCGGACGCTACCGCCATCGGAGAACTTTATGTCATGTATGACATCGA